CAGATAGACGTATTCTATTCTTTATAGAGACATCAAACCCAAGATCAATGTGAGCATCAATGGTATCACCATCAACAACCTTTATAACTTGAATCTTATAATTATACATTTTTTCTAACTTCCTCAAGTTTTGCTAATAATTGAGATGGTCTTAATCCCTCTAACGATTTATTAATATCGTCGTCTATCGAATTCATTTTCTCGGCTGATTCGTGGAATAATTCGGGGCTTACCATTTCTGACATTTTTTTAATTTCTTCTGATAAATCAAATTTCTCTAGACTATCTGTTGCTAGGGTTTTAGATAATTCTAAATTTACTTCAGTCTCACCCAATGCGGAAGATATTTGTTCTCTCAGAGTTTTCATCGCAGGTAATTCGACTGACAGGGATTCTGTCAGTGCATCAGTTTTAGCATATAATGGTTTTTTAACTTTTTCAATGATATTACCAGCGGAATCTGTTACTATGTTAGGAACCAATGAACATGGATCAATCCCTTCAAGTAACCCGTCAATTAAATCATCTAAATCTGATCCGGACTTAGCGAGTGCATCTCCATATTTTTTTAGGAAATCTGATTTTAATTGTGCCAATAATTTAAGACCTTCGGCGGTAGGATTCGCCATTATCTGTCTAGCCCTTTCAGCTAAAGCTAATAACTCAGGAAGCATTGGAATGACTGGTAGATCATCCCCCTCCGGCATTTCCGGGATCATCGATCTCAAGATGAGTTTAAACTCATCCATTGCATCTTCTGCTGCAACTTTTGCAGCTGCAACTGTTGATTCGATTTCATCCATAGCAGACTTTTTCAGCTCTGCTATTTTATCTTTTAGTGCATCAAAATCTAGATCAATCCCGCAAGGCATAATATTCTCCTAGTTTAAGTTAATCGCGCCGTTTTTATTATTCGCAGAAATGTCTATAGTTGCACTTTCCGAATGCATATCAAGTTTCTGATCAGACCTAATATTCATTTTTCCTCCAGCCTTAATGGAACAATCCTCTGTTACAGAATTTATCGATATATTTTTCGTAGATTGTATAGAAGATATTCCCGAGGTGGTTAATGAATAATCTTTCATAGTTGTTTGGGAGTAATCCCCATTTAATTGGTAATTATGATTACCGTTACATACAGCTTCTATATTTTGCGCTATTCTTATGTTATCATTACTCGAAATATTCCCAGTTCTATTACCGAGTATTTCGTATGCTTCGTTGCCACCAGATTCACCAGCACCGATTTTGACATAATGATTTTTATGAATCTTCTCCGTATAATTACCCTCAACTTCGAGGATATAATCGCCCTTGATCAATTGTCTACAAGCGCCAGATATGGTTATGTTACATGCACCTTCTATTAATACATTTTTATCTTTCAAGGTTATTTCATATTCAGATCCAATAATCTTTGTGACTTTAGATCCGTCTGGATGAATTTCATCAAATGTTCCAGTGCGATGGTAGTTCATTATACGCTCTCCACCAGGAGAATCGTCTACTTCACGTACATGACCTGATTCTGATTCGTTAACATGATTATAAGGGTATACGGAAAAAGTGTCTGATTTGGGATTTAATTCGTCCCAAGTTGCCCTTTTGTCTTCGGGCATAGATTCCACAGTAGATAACTGTGGTTTAGTTGCTTTTGGTATATCTGTTATTTTGTTGTTCTTTCTTGTTATAAGAGAGTTGTGGGTTAATGCACGACTTCCTCTCGCCAACTTATTTGTATCTTCTGGGTCTGTACCAGATCTTGGATATACACCATTAGGGTCTTTGAAACCATCTTTATTGTCAGAGTCCTCAGATGGAAAATTAAATCCAGGAAGAGAACCCACAATAATACATTCTTGCTTAAATTGATCAACAAAGAAACCAGTAACCCAAGAACCCTCAACTAGAAACGGTGGAGTCGATCCAAGACCGTTCATGCTGGGATTTGTTGTGGGTGCCATGACAGTTGACCACGAAAGATGATTCGTCGGTATATCTATTTTATCTGGGGAGTGATGCCCTAGACAGCGAACCCTAACTCTACCAAGTTTTTCTGGATCCATTCGGTCTTCGACAACACCCACAAACCAAATAAACCCATTTTTTCCAAAATAATTTTCCATGTAAACATTATATTATAGTAATATAGTTATTTATATAGTTATTAGAAAACCTTAAGGATAATTGTCGCATCATTAAATCTGCCGTTTCCACTGGTTCTAACGGTCTTGGCCATTGTAGTAAATTTCTTGATCCATTGACCTTTTCTTGAATCTGTTAGTAACTTAAGCTGTTCTTCTGGTTTTCTTAATCGTCTTTGCTCCGAAAAATCAAACCCCCGGAGAGTTGTTCCCGTCACAGTCATTCCATCAAGAGATGTATAATATCCAACCATCTTAGTTTTAGTATTATACACCCAAACCTCTTTTGATCCGATTAGTCCTTGTGGATCTTCAGATTTGAGTTTGAGTTCTGGAAATGATTTTGCATATTTTAATTTTGAGACAATCTTCGAAGGGGATTTAATTTTTTTAACTCTCTCGGGTTTAATAGCAACACCATAGATTCCAACCCCTTCTATCATAGTATTCAGGAATTTGATGATTTTGTTCTTCTGAGGTGTTGTAAAGTTCGAATATCCTTCTTTAAGGTCTTTATCCGTCTTACTTAAAATAATCTCGTCCCGGAAGTCTGAGGCCCATTTATCGATGTGTTTGAGCATCCCATACTTAACATTGTTATTAGCTAAATATTTTTCTGTCGAGAATTTCATTTTAAAATCTGAATTAAAAATGTGATCATCCACAGCATTATCTAGACCCTCGAGAAAGAAATTCAATTTATTTGCAGTAGCTTCAGCAACTGAAATAACTTTTTTCCCTGGATCCTTGGGGACAATAACCTTATCGTTTAGTTGTGATACCCAATCTTCCATCCACTTCAAGTTTTGGGAATCCGTAATTTGATCCCGATCAATGAGTCTTGCCACAGCAGCAGCGGTTTGGATAGAATTCTGAGGAGTTATGACCTTTAAAATTTTTCTTTTCTTGAGATATGAATTAACATATCCTGCGCAGGTTTTAGAGTCAGTCATGATATTATACCAGGCAAGGGCCTTGATTACATCGTATTTTCCGTAATCTTTTGGTAAATCCGGTTCAATTAACTCAGTAGACCATTTAGCTCTTATTTTTTCTTTAGACATATTATAACCCTCCCAATTTTTTCATTTTCCTGGCATATTTTAGAGGATCAACATATTTCTCAAAATCCTCGCATTCAACCATGCAATTAGCTCTTCTCGAACATGTCTTGCATGGGGAGTCGTCGATATAAGTTGCTTCAATACCTGCTCGTTCTTGCTTAGGTTCAATTGAAGCTAAATCCATGTGGATGAGACCTGTATTACTATCAAATAAACTCATAATATCTCCTCGGACATAAAATTCTTATGTTCCTTTTCAATTTCTTGTTTAATCCAAACTAGGGCAATCTGTTCAGTATTTCTAATAAACACCTCATCTGAAACGGGAGAGGGTGACACAGACACCATCAATTTTATTTTATCATATGCAGACATAAGCATATCATCTGAAATGGTGAATTTGGCCTTCCGTTTTCGTTCAGTCTTAATAATTTTAAGTACAGTTTCCATTGGTATAATCATAATATATCTCCTATAGTATCAAGTATAATTCCTTGACATAAGCTACTCTAAGTAATACAATTACCGCGGTAACAGTTATTAATTTACTAACTAACACTTCTATAATCACGAGTAATCTTTTCATCTCACAATAACTCCTTCATATCTTCGGCCCAATCTGCTTTAGCATCTAAGACTTCTGGATAGGTATCAGCAACATCATCAACCATAGTATCATCATATGGTTGATCATCTGTTAAAGAAAGTTCGTCAAGAGTTACCCAAAATGCATCGGAATCAAGAACTTGATTGTGGGCAGCTAAATGCTGTGTGAAATTCTTTTTAATCAGATTAGTTGTAGATGTAGCATCTTTTATTAGCATTTTTAATTCATTTTGTATTTCGTAATTATTCCTCATGATCACACTCCACCTTTATTCAAATTAACTCGTTTTCTTCCAAGACTATAAACGGTATATTTTTGTCCGATTATAATCTTAGGAATTTTAGGGGGTTTGCCAACTTTAACTTCATGATCTTTGAGCCATAGAGCAACAGCAGCATCATGTTGGATTTTTTCTCGAGTAGTCATATTCCTTCTCCATTTAATTAATCTATGGTTACATTATACCACACCGGTACAGAGAAGTAAACAACTATTTTCATTTATTTTCATCTTTTTTCAATAATATGATATTTTTCTTTAGCAACTTGGTATGCTTGTGCCGCATCTTCTTTGTTATCAAATAAACCTAAGAACTTACGTTTACCACCAACCCCGATGTGTGCCTTCCACTTTTGATGTTCTTTCACCCAATAATAACCTTTTGCCTGGGTATTAAATGCATTCTCTTGATAAGTAACAACTCTCAAGTTTTCAATACGGTTATCATCTTTTATACCATTAATGTGGTCAATGACTAACCCTTCCTCATTATCACCATTATGCATAATGTAAATCAACCTATGTACTCCGTACCGTAGAGAGTCAAGAGTACAGTACAGATAACCACGCTTGGTTTTAGATCCAACCCTTGCACCCCTTTTTCCCCGTCTACCTCTATCAATTCTATTAAACAAAATACCATCTTTGTATTCATACACTTCTAGTAGTCTTTCTCTACTTGGATCTCTACTTGGATCTCTATCGCTCATTACAATTTACCCCTCAATCAAGCATGTATACATTTATTTCATGTCATAGTGTTTTTATGTGCTACTTTTCCATAATTCTGGGGGATATCTGGAAATTCCATCGGTTCAATTTGAGGCGTGTCATCGGGAATGAAATAATCAGACCATAGATCCTGTTCTGCATCTATTCGATAACGCTTGAAATCCTTGACCCCCTCTGATCTTAGCAGCACATCATCAATGTGAAAACCCCCTGTAAATTTCTTCGAATCTCGAGATAAAATCACCTCTGCGGCATCCGCCATAATCGACACATTCCTGCAATGTTTCAGAGAAGTTATTCCACCGACCACATTAGAAATTGCTGCAGTTGCTACAAGGGAATGAGGCCATAGTCCATTCACCCCAATACCAAGAATTTTGAATTCCTCTGCCATACCAAGAACACATTGAGACATACCAAATTTAGATAACGAATATGGTAGAGCCGTCGAAAACCATTTAGCTTTCATATCTAGAGGTGGGCATATATTAAGAATATGAGGATTATCACCGTTCCTGAGATGGGGTACACATGCCTTCGAAAGAAGAAATGTACCACGCACATTGACTGCAAACATTAAGTCAAATTGTTTCATTCCAACTCTCATAGTCGGTGTAAGATTAACATAACCTGCATTGTTAATAAGAATATCAATACCACCAAAGGCGGCAACAGTAGCATCCACCGCTGAAAGAACCTCATCCTCCTTTCGTACATCGGTAACAAGTGGAAGTACTTCTCCCCCTGCCTCTTCTATCTCCTTTGCAGCAGTATATATAGTGCCAGGAAGAGATGGATGGTATTTCGCAGTTTTTGCTAAAATAGCTATTTTAGCACCTTGCGATGCTAATTTTTTAGCAATGGAGAGACCTATACCTCTAGATCCCCCCGATATAATAACGCGTTTATTTAAAAATGATTTCATAGTCACCCCTTTCATTTTTTTGTAATAATAGTAACATATTTGCAGGAAACTTTATCCCATTCTTCTGATGTTACATCGTTTAAACGTTTCTTTGGTTGATTCTCGCTTTTCTTTTTTGGTAATTTAGGCGCAAATAATGTATAACTTTTGTTTGTATTCATTTTAACTCCTGATCTATGATTTTAAGAAATAATACTCTTTATAGTCATACCAAAAATCAATATCGTATATGCAACATATACCGAAATATCTCTTTCTAGTGATATTTCTATTCCTGATTTAGTAAAATTTATCAACATAATTTATCTCGTTAATTAATTTATACCTATATTATATAACAATTTTAGCGAAAAGTAAACCTTTTTTTCAAATTAATTCAAGTCCTATATTTAATTTACTTTCGCAGTTAAGACAAACGACATCTTGATTCTCAATTAATTTAATTAAATTGCATCTCCCGTGAGTTATACCTAAATTGTTATTTATTCTGATGATTGCTCCTCCCTTTGGATAATATCTTAGACAAACTATCTCTGATTCGTGACAAAACACACAAGATTTATTTGTGAATGTATTGTTTAACCAAATTTCTTTTTTAGTTTTAATTCTATTATTAGCTTTTGTTGATGATGTGGAATTGGATCTCTCGGTCCTCAGATCTTTATTCCACGATGTAGTTAACCTTGATTTATGTTTGATAGGTGGGAGTTTAAGATATTTAAGTTTGTCTGGTATAGATTCGTTTATATCTATAGAATCTATACCATACTTGTTTTTCATTATTTTAACCAGAAGTAGTGCTTCGGAATTTGACAATCCTGATTTATATTTTCTTACCCTCTTATCATGATTTCTGTCTTTGGAATAGAATATATGATATATTTTCCCCTCATCATTAAATGTGTAATATACAGTCCACGTTCTAGGTCTTCCCATTGCATTACAGATTATCTTTACATAGTTTTTGAACTATATTTTTCATTGGATCGGATTGTTCTAGGGGATCTATTTCGACGTTTAATACATAGGATTCTGATTCATCTTCTATCGCCATTTCAAATACCTCTTTAAACTCCGTCGAATCCTGTACGTGTATACCAATGCCTCCATTCGTGAGATCCGTAATTTTTTCATAGCTCCAATTATGTATATCATTGAATTCGCCTTCCATAATAGCTTTTTCAGTGGAATATCCTCTATTGTTAAGTATAATTATAATAGTGTTTAAATTATTTCGAATATGTGTTGAGAATTCAGATCCAGTCATTTGGAATGCACCATCCCCCACAATAACGATGGGTCTCTTATTCGGTTTGGCATACTTAACACCAACTGCACCCGGAACTGAAAATGACATCGATGTATAATATGCCATGCAAAGGAATTGACCCTTACTTACTGGAACATCAATCATACCGAATAAAGATTCTCCAATATCAGATATGATTATATGATCATCTGTTACGAGTTCACCAATTGAATTAAATACACATTCTAGTTTAACCGGATTCGAAACCTCGGTCGAATCAACTTTCGTCTTGGTCGAATTAACAATCTCCTTCCATTTATCAATAAGTGCAGGATCCTGTGCATACATCATATTTTCGAATTTTGATATAAATGAATTTGTCAATTCAAGAAATCCCGAATTCTGATTTTTAAATTCTTTGATGGGTTCGTTATTGAATCTAAGACCATCGTCCATATTAATGGAGATATCAGCATCAAAAGAAAATGATTCTATATCTGTATTAACCATGCCGAGTGTAACAATACAATCTGATTCTTTTATTTTCTCAATAATAGAGGCATCAGAAAATAATTCAGAAATACAACCAAGACAATTCGGTTCAAATTCTGATATAGTTGATTTACCGAGGAGAGTTGTAAAAATTGGTATATTTAATTTTTTAGAGAATTCTAGAATTTGATCCTCCAATGTATTCCTAAACACCTCATGCCCAATAATAAGAACTCTATTCTTCGCATGGATAAATTTATCAAAACCTTCATAGGGAAGATCTACTATTTTAGGTTTGTGATTGTAAGGTACATCCCTACCATATACCGCATAGAACTTAGAGAGATAATGATCAACACTTCGCATTATATCTTTATTTGAAAATTCAATATATACTGGTCGTGAATGCATTCTCATTTGATTCAGAGCAAGATGAATCACCGCCATATTGACGAACATATCTTCAGAATCTAAGGTATAAGAATTGCATGTTATATTTGAGAAGATCTCTTTTTGTGTATTACCCGTAGAGATAGTGTGATGTCGATTTGGGTTTATCTTGAGATCTTCTTCACTCGGTTTCCCGACAAGAACTACCATAGGGGATTTTTCTGCATATGCCCCTGCCACCGCATTCATAATATTCATTGCACCTACTGAGTAGGTAATACATACCGCACCACATCCACGAAGTCTACCATAAGCATCTGCAGCATACCCAGCTGAATCTTCTCTGGAAACCCCAACATATTCTATTCCCGGATTTTGTTCTATCTCCCTCATAAAATTTAGGGTATAATCACCAGGAATACCAAATATATGTTCCGCACCATATAATCTGAGTTGTTTAATTAAAAAATGTCCTAAATTCATATATTCACCTTTCGCTAAATTGTTGATATTATCAATCGACACTCCCGTGTGGAACCTCTTTTATCGTATTTATAATGATAATAGACGATACTAAAACACTTATTTTATAAATATTAATGAAATATAATGAATGTGATGAAAAAACTATATAATTGGATTAAATAACACACAAAGGAGAAAACTATGGCTTTTCAAGTTAGTCCCGGCGTATTAGTCCAAGAGAAAGATTTAACAACTATAATTCCAAATGTATCTACATCAATTGGCGGTATTGTTATAGTGGCTGATAAAGGCCCCTGTGACACTATCGTAACAGTTTCGACCGAAGCTGAATTGGTAGATAATTTTGGTAAGCCTAATAGTTCTAACTCTGCATCTTGGTGGACAGCCGCAAACTTTTTAAAATATTCAGGCACACTGAAAGTAGTTCGTGCAATTGATGAATCTGCCGCGCTCAACGCATCGGGAACAGCAGGTATATTGATTAAGAATGATGATATTTGGGAAAATACTACATTAACCGCAGTTGGTGATTTTGCGGCAAAAACCCCAGGGGTATGGGGAAACAGTCTTAAAGTAGATGTATGTCCTTCAGGGGGAGCATTTTCTGGATGGGCACATGAGGGTTTATTTGATATAAAACCAGGTTCAACAGATCATGCTCTTGATCTTGGCGGAGCTGATGATGAGGTTTATATAGTCGTTTCTGATGAAGATGGTGGCATCACTGGTGTTGCTGGAACTGTATTAGAAACATTCATTGCTTCAAAATCTTATGATGTCAAGTCTATAACAGGCGAAGGCATGTATTATAAAGATGTTCTATTCCGTTCATCTAGATATGTTTACTGGATGGATCATCCTACAGCAACAAGCGGAACTGCTTGGGGCTCAGCTATTGCTGGTGCCGCATATCTTGGTACAGAAGCAGCTTACTCATTATCATTAGCTGCAGGTGTTGATGGAACTGTTACTACTGGTGATAGATCTGAAGCATTAGACGAATTTAATGATGCTGATACAGTTGATCTTAATTTATTAATATCAGGTGATGCAGATTTAACATTTGCTAAAGATTGTCTTGATGTTGCAGCAACTCGTAAAGATTGTCTAGCATTTATTTCACCGTTAATATCAGATGTTGTTGGGGTTTCTAACTCTGCAACACAAACAACTAATGTGACTGATTATTTCAATAATGTCTCAACTGGATTTAATTCCTCTAGTTATTCTGTATTTGATTCTGGTTGGAAATATATGTATGATACATATAATGATAGTTATGTATGGGTACCATTAAACGGTGATATTGCTGGAACTTGTGCTAGTACAGATGACGCAGCAGATCCTTGGTTCTCTCCTGCAGGAATGAGCCGTGGTAATATTAAAGGTTCTATTAAGTTAGCCTTTAATCCAACTAAGACTCAAAGAGATACTTTATATAAAGGTCGTATCAATCCAGTAGTAACATTTCCAGGAATGGGAACACTACTATGGGGTGATAAGACTGCTCAGTCTAAAGCATCTGCATTTGATCGTATCAATGTTCGTAGACTTTTCATGGTACTTGAGAAAGCTATCTCAATTGCTTCGAGAGCTCAATTATTCGAACTGAATGATGATATTACACGTTCAAATTTTGTGGCAATGACAGAACCTTTCCTTCGAGATGTTCAAGGTCGTAGAGGTATCACGGATTTCAAAGTGGTTTGTGACACATCAAATAATACTGGTGATGTTATTGATCGTAATGAATTCCGTGCTGATATCTATATCAAACCAGCTCGTTCTATTAACTTTATCACTTTAACGTTTGTGGCTACCAGAACTGGTGTGTCATTCTCAGAAGTAGGAGCATAGAATCATGGCTAATATAGAGTTATTTAAAGCAAACTTAACTGGTGGTGGTGCAAGAGCTAATCAGTTTGAAGTTGTTATGAACTTTCCTGCAATTGCAATGGCTGGTTCCGCTGGGAGGAAATTTACATATCTTTGTAAAGCTACCTCACTTCCGGGCACAACTATTGGAGCTGTTGAAGTTCCATATCGGGGTCGTCTGTTGAAAATTGCGGGTGAAAGAACTTACGATGATTGGGAAACTACAGTATTTAATGATACTGATTTTGATATTCGTAATGCTCTTGAAAGATGGATTGATGGAATGGATAGAACACTTCTCGAAGTGACTAATGTAACTAATCCATTATTATATCAGACTTCTGCTGAAGTTCATCAACTTGATCGTAATGGAACTAGACTGAAAAGTTATAATTTCTTTGGGTTATGGCCGTCTGTGATAGCGCCAGTTGAACTCGGTTATGATACAAATGATGCAGTAGAAGAATTTTCTGTAACGTGGAAATATAACTATTTCACATCAATGAATCCTATAACAACAATATAATAACAAGTACTTTGTAGGATAATACTGGGGGCGTTAATTCGCCCCTTTTTTATTTGTTTGAAGAACTCACATCTATTATTTTTGGCGTTGAATCTGGATAATTAAATTCCTTATATTCTTTTTGTAAATTTGGAACAGAATCTCTTATTATCATTAATTCACAGTAATATTTTTCTGATACTTGATGCGCAATAGATTCTATTAACCATTTCCCCGAAACTGTTTTATCCTCTTCTATACTGTCTCCACTTAATCCCGAAGAAGCCTTGGGTTTAGGTACAAACATAGAAATAACATCCCCAGCCTGAAGACCAGACATTCCCGGAATTGTTAATTTCGCTCGTTGTAAATTCATCGAATTCATTTCAGATTTACGCTGAAGAATGGTATTCTCATAATCGAGTTTTTCAAACTCTGGTTTATTATAATATGTTTGATATTGATGTTCCTCAGACCCAGATACCATATTAACATATGACTCAGGGAAATCTGATAAATTTTTCTTATCCTCTGTTACTGGTCCATCTGGTGAGATTGGATTGGTACCTATTTTTATGAATTTTGTATCCGTGCCAAACTTGAATACCTCATGAAAAGAGAAAGGAACTTTCCTCCAATTTTTTGATCTAAGATTATGTTTAATTAATGAAGAACCGTATGTACCTATTGCAGTATGTCTAAGGATGTCTCCATTGGATTTAATTTCAAATCCTATAGCTCTTGTAAATTTTTCTGAGATGGGTATATCTCGAGATACCTGTTCTTTTTCAACACGAAAGGTTAACCCCTCTGGTTTAATTAAATCAATATAGATCATCTCTGAAATAGATCTAAAATGAAATGATTTAGTGGTTTGAAAGAATAAGAAGTTTGCATTATCTGCAGTTTTTGCTAACGAAAATTGCGCTAACATATTAATAGCATCTACCGGGGATTTATTCGGAATAATTGTTCTGTTATTATTGTCGGTTTCTTCTAACCATAGAGGATTACCCGAACTCAAATAATCTGTGTATATATCCTTAACCATATCAGAATACTTACCGTCAAAAGATCTAGAAATTTTAGTCCTAGCATCAGTTAACATTTCAGGGGCAACTAGAGATAATGTGTATCTCGAGGTATTTTCGTTAATTTTTTCTTTATTTTTTATCTTTGTAACTATGAAGGAGGATTTTATTCTGAATGTAGAACCCTTTGTTCCAAATTCGATATATACAGGTTCAGTACCCGTGATATTTGATGTATTAGCAAATCCCACTCTATCCAATAATGTTATGTCGCCCGTAACAAATGTTTTGAATATAGATTCATATAGGTTAAAGGATTCAACCATAGATTTAATATCAACATGCCCGACCTTTGTTGTTATGATAACTTTAAAGAGATCAAACTGCCCGGGTTCTTCTAACTCATTATTCTCAGATAGATCGTCATATAAAGTTATCATAACAATGCTTTAAACTCTTCCACAAAAGATTCAATATACTCGGGTTTTAATAATTTTATTTTATTTTTATTGTCATTAATACGTTCTTCATAGGTATAATTAGTAACAGGGTAATCGGTAGTATTACTAACCACATCTCCATCAGAATCTTCATAATGATGTACTCCACCTGGTTCTGTATATTTTTCATGTACAAATTTATTAAATTCCCGTATAGTCATTGGCCAATCATTTGAAACGTTGACTATGTTATTAATTAATAATATTACCCAATGCAATTCGGTAGATCCGTACTTATTATAAGCTAGAATTTCCGGTGACTCCGAATCTTTTATATCATATAATTCAAGCATTACACCATTATCTAATTTGGGTTTAATCAGTGTCAATCTGTGAAATATATCAATAACCTCATTATTACCATATTTTATAGTTGGATGTGAACTAAAATACATAATTAAAATCCCTCTTTTATTGTTTCTTGAGTAGTCTTGGCTATTTCTTCGAACGACAAAGTAATTTCAAATGATACAGGAGAATTGTCCCCGTAGAATGTATTACCCCCATCATCACCATACTTTACATTAACAGATTTACAATAACAAAGATCGTATTTCGGGTAATTTTCATTGATATTATTCCCAGCCATTTGAATAACTTTAAATAATGATGGGAATTTATATGATGTATAGAACGACATCGCTTCACCAGTAACCTTAGATCTGGATAAACTTGGGGAAGAATATTTACGAAATAATTTTAAAATCTTTTTAGATATTTCTGATTCCTTTTCACTGCGAGGAACAAATTTATGATTCATAGAGAATGATCTGGAACCTTCTGGACCATCGTACTTAAGTGCCATTTTATCCGTTATTGTTTCACCGGTTAAACCACTACTGGATAATTTCTTTTTAGCAAGGTCTACGCCGGCACTTACGGTAGCATCAACACTAAGACCCTGTAAACCTTCTGCACTGCCACCTAATCCTGCGGCAACCAATTGGCTCGTCATTTGATCTATAATACCCCCTGCTGCTTCTTGTTTCCAAGATTGATTTTCCGTAATTTCTACCTGTGCATCTGACCCTAATGCTATTGAAGTGCTACTAGATTTAGCTACATTTAACCCAAAGTGAGTATTTGTATTACTTGCCCCTCCACCTTTCCCCATAGGGATGAAATCCCATATTTCGTACTTGACCCATGTGGGGTAATCTGTTGTTATATTTTCTGGAAATCTAAGAAGTTCTGCAGTCCCGGTACTCATATCATTTTCCTATATTAGTTACCATTATTTATATAAATATTCCAATGAGTAAATATTATCAGGGTCGATATCGACTTATCAATGCATCAAAATATAAAGGGGCTCGCGGTAATATTCAATATAGAAGTTCTTGGGAACTCAAGATGATGAGATACCTTGATACCACAGATGCTGTACTCGAATGGAATTCAGAAGAAATCATTATACCTTATCTCTCTCCCATTGATAACAGGTTTCATAGATACTTTACAGATTTTTATGCTAAGATAAAAGATGCCGCTGGTAATATAATAAAATATATTATTGAGGTGAAACCGAGATCTCAGCGAAAGCGACCAAGAAAATCGAATAATAAAATTAAATATATTAAAGAAGTTAAAACCTATGCGGTGAACCAAGCTAAATGGGAAGCAGCAGAACTCTGGTGTAAAAAATATGGATATACATTTCGAGTTCTAGATGAAACAGATTTGGGTATAAAGTGATATAAATAGTAATATGGAATCATTATTCGATAGACTACAAGCGAAAGCTTATAAAAAACAAATACCAGCACAGACTAAGCAGTCGCGAGATTGGTTTAGATCCGAGTTACGCGGTATTAGAGTTAAATCTGATGATATTTTAAATGATAAAAATCTTGAAAGAAGAACTCGTCCTGCTCCAGGAAGGATGTATACATATTTTTATGATCCTAAACATAAGGATACACTACCTTATTATGATAGATTCCCACTGATTATTATGGTAGGAAAAGCTCATAAAGGATTTTATGGTATGAATCTCCATTATCTCCCTATACCTCTGAGAGCTAAGTTCCTCGATCAATTAATAACTATAACAAATAATAAGAAATTTGATGAATCATCTAGGTTTCGAGCATCTTATAATTTTTTAAAAGGTTCCGCTAAAATGGGATTATTCAAACCGTGTTTTAAACACTATCTGATACATAAAGTTGAATCAGAAATAAAATTCCTCTCAGCAGATCTTTGGGAAATAGCAACATTTCTCCCAACTGCTAGGTTTAAAGGTGCTACAGCAGCTAAAGTTCATTCAGATTCAAGGAAAATGATAGGTTAGATATGTCAATATTAACTCAAGGTTATTCAATCGGTTCTCAAGTTTATGGCGGGATTGAAACGCTAGGTAATTTATATGATCAATTCTTCGGGCAAAAGGAAGCTCTCGGAAGAAGAGGTAAGGTTGATGAATTTGTTTCTACGATAAATTCGAAAGATTTCGCTCGTTCATCACATTTTAGATTTAGAATATTACCATCCGGTACATCATCCGGCGGATCTGTGGATTTTAACTCAAAATTTACACCAAGAGATTTGGGTATCGTTAATATGCTTTGCGATTCTACATCTCTACCTGATGTGGCGAGTGTTCCCTTAACAGCATCAGTTGCAACAGATTTCCCATATGATATTGTCAAAGATTTCGCATATGCTACTCAATCTGCATCTTTTTATGTTTCAGAAGATATGTTTCAGAAGAAGTTTTTCGATGATTGGATGGAAATAACTTATCATAAATCCGCAGGTCAACCCTATTATTATAATGATTATTCTACTACAATAGAAATCTATCAATTGAAACACACATTGGACGATTCTCTCTTAACAGGAGATAACGATTGGACATATAAAACTACTTTATATGGGGCCTATCCTAAAGCAATTGCACCTATGACAATGGATTGGAGTTCCGCTAATGCACTTCAAAAACTGTCTGTAACATTCCATTATACCCATTGGGATTCTGAAATAAATTCTAAATAATCTGTGAGGAAAAATTATGGCTTTACCAGTATTACAAGTACCAACATATGAATTGACTTTACCATCAAGCTCGAAAAAAATTAAATTTCGTTCATTTCTAGTTAAGGAAGAAAAACTATTAATGATAGCCAATGAAACTGGCGACGAAAAGGAACGAATATTAGCAGTATCTCAAATTATAGAAAATTGTACATTCGGTAAACTTGATGCCAAGGTGATGCCAGCATTTGATGTTGAGTATTTATTTTTAAAATTAAGATCTAAGAGTATAGGTGAATCTGTAGATATAAAGATACTTTGCCCAGACGATAAAGAAACTTATGCGGAAGTGACTGTTAATCTAGATGATATTACCTGTAAAAAACCGAAGAAGAATTCTAATATTATAAAACTTGATGAATCCGTCGGGATTATTTTGAAATATCCTGGCATTAATACCAAAATTGAAGGTTCTACAGTCGAGGTTGTTGGCGATCTAATTGAATCCATCTATGATGGTGATACAGTTTTTGATGCTGTGGATTTTTCAAAAGATGAAATTTCGAAATTTGTTGAAAGTATGACACAAAAACAGCTTCAACTTATTGTTGGGTTTTTTGAAAATATTCCAAAAATAGAAATTTCTGTTGATGTGATGAATCCCAAAACAAAGATTAAATCGACGGTTAAACTTGAAGGACTTGATTCTTTTTTCTAATGGCTCTTTCCCACTCAAATTTAGGTTCATATCTTAAAACTAATTTCGCCATGATGCAACACCACAATTATAGTTTATCTGACATTGAAAATATGATACCTTGGGAAAGAGATATATACGTTGCTATGTTAGCTGATTAT